TCGCCCCGTCGTAGCGCAGCCTATGTACCGGCTGGCGGTTGAGCGTGTACGTGACCACAGATCACAGCCCCTCCAGCGGGTTATGCACCAGCGAGGCCGCGCTCTCGCTCAACACCACCGCATCCTCCAGCCCTAACGTGCCCAGCTGGTCGCGCTGCTGGATGCTCTCGATGATCTGCCGAAGGCGCTTGATGCGCTCGGCGTGTTCCTTCACCAACGACTTCCGATGGGATTCCAGCTGCGCGATAGACCGCGCCGCCCGATTCGCGAGGCGTAGAGCCTCAAGTTCCAGTCTGTCCGCGTCTTGCTTCAATGTGCCTCCGTTTCGCGCCGCCGAGCTTGGCCGTCAGCTTCTGATGCTTCGCCCAGGCGTGCGCCGTTATGTTTTTGGGTTTCCGTGCCACTAAAGCCGATTTTAGCGCTTATGGTCGCCGCTCCGTCAAGCGGAAACGGCCATTGCGTGCGTTTTCTGACTGTCCGATTGCCCGGTGAATGTCTGGGTAGCCATCGGATGCCGATCGCCCCGCAAATCGCGTTCTTTGGCGAGGAGCTCCTCGATGTGCTTGAGGCGCGCCATCACCTCCTCTTGCCGTTCCTTGCAATGGCGGATCACACGCGAGAGCGTGGCGTTTTCGGTGAGCAAGTGCATTGCTACGTTGTCTAAGCGTTCGATCGTTTCGTTCATCTTGTTGCTGGGTTGAAGGTTGCGGTTGCCCGCGTGAAATAGAAGGACTGAGCGGCGGTGCCGTCGTCGCGCCCCTTGGCCTGGATGACGTTCGTGAAGAAGCGCGGCCGGTCGGCCTCGAAGTCGGTGTCGCGCTGCTGCTGGCCCGTGATCGCGTCCTCGTTGGGCCGATGGATCAAGATGACCTTGTCGGCGTCCTCCTCGACGCTGCCCGAGTCCTTGAGGTCGGTAACGTTCGGCTCGCGGTTGCCGTCCTTGGCGCTCTCGCGATTTAGCTGCCAGAGCATCACGACGAGGATGTCGAGCTCGCGGGCGATGCGCTTGAGCGTCTTAGTGACCATCCCGCAGGCGTTGACCTTCTCGCTGCTGCCCCTCGCCTCGTAAATCTCCTTCACGAGCCCGCCGTGGTCGACAAAGAGCACGTCGAGCCCGCCGCCGGCGTGCAGCGCGCGGGCGCGTGCCTCGATGCGAGCGAGCGACGAGTCCCGGCTGGATACGGTAACTTGCCGCCCGCGGAGCTCGACCAGCGCCTTGCGGATCTCGGCCTGCGAGGCTGGGTGTTCCGCGTAAACGCGCCGTAGCCCAACGCCGGCGAGCGAGGCCGCGATCTGGAGCGGCACCTTGTGCGGCGCCACCTCGAGCGTCACGTAGTAGCAACGGCGCCCTTGGTTCGCGAGGTGAGCCAGGATCGGCCGAGCGAGCGAGGATTTGCCCGAGGAGGATCGGCCGGCGATGACGACCAGCTGCTGGCGTTCCATCTCGCCGAACCGCTGGTTGCAGATCGGCCACGGAAACGGCATCAACTCGCGGCGCTGCTCCCCGAGGATTTTCTGCTCGAGCTCAACCTTGGCCCGCTCGACGAGCTCGTCCCAGGATTCCTCGCCGTCCGCGTCCGAGCCTGCTGCGATGCTCAGGAGGTCGCGAGCCCCGCCGGCGATCAACTCGGCCAGCGGTTCGGTCGCCTCGGCCTCCTGCTCGACGCGCTCGGCGATGCGCTGGGCGATGCGGACGGCGTCACGCGCTACGGCTAGGCGCAGCACGCGCTCGAGGTAGTATTTTGCGTTCAGCGAGGTCGGCGCTGCGCTGGTCAGGCCCACGATGTAGGCGTGCCCGCCTGCGGCCTCGAACCGCTGCTTGGCGATCAGTTCGGCGTAGAGCACGTCGTCGGTCGTCGCCATCCCGGCCGCGACCATCTCCGAGAGCGTGTCGAAGACGATCTGGTTTCGCGAATCGCAGAACGAGCGGCGGGTAATGCCGCCGCCCAGCATCGCCTGCATCGTCCGCCCGTCGTCGAGCAGCGCCGAGGCGAGGAGCAGGCGCTCGTGGTCAAGATTGGTTGTCACCGTAGAATTTTGCGGGTTGCGAAGCAGACTTACGTTCCCACAACGTGGGATCGTCCTCGAAGCGGCCATCGTTGAGCCAGGTCGCGGGATGCGGAACGAACTGCCGATCATCAGCCGGCCAGCGGCGCACCGCTTCGCCGTATTGAGCCGCGGCCTTGATGACCCGCTCCTTGTCGGCCAGCTTGGCAAACGCCTTCCGCGCGCCCCCCTTGCCCTCCTTGCGTGGATAGTTGGCCCAGAAGGCGTCGAAGACGGGATCAACCTCCGGCTCCTTCTCCTTTCCCTGCACCCTATCCTCTTTCTTATCCTTATCCTTATCCTTATCCTTAAGGGTTTCTAAACCCTTTGGAAAGGCTTTCGGAAGGCTTTCAATAGTTTTTGCTAAGGGTATGCCTGCTCTTTCTAAGGCTTTGATAACCCCACGCTGAGGCATCGACGGGTTGTCCGCGCTGATGTAACCCCATTGAAAGGCAACAAACTTACGAATCCAAAAGCCGCGCTCGCAGCTGGCGATTCGGTCGCTGAACGATGCCAGGTCGTCCGCCGTGCAAGGCTCGCCGATCTGGAACGAAACCAGTCCCCAGTCGACTTCCGGCACGACGCCCGCGCAATCGCAGTTGTCGCACAGCCAGAGCCAAAGGCACTTTTGCTTGGCGGTGAGCGCCCGAAACCACGGGTCGGCCCACTTTGCCGTCTCAGTAAATCGCTTACTCATATGCAAACAAAGACCCCGGCCCGCCTGCGGTGAGACTTGCTCCGAGACAACGACGAACTCGGTGCAGACGCAGACGGCCGGGGAAATGTGATGTTTGCTGACATACGGTACGAGTCTCACCTCGCCGCTTTGTCCTCAGCTTGCTTGAGGTTGCTGATCCCTCAAACAAAAAATCTGTCTGAGCATCTCGAACGTGCCGAAGGAGACCAGCTTGTCCGGCGTCACGCGCAGCAAGCGCCAGCCGAGGACGGCCGCGCGGTTGTATTTCTCGACGTCCTTGAGGAAGCCCGCGCCGCGCGTGTGCCGCCCTCCGGTCCAGACGCCGCCCTCGACCTCAAGCGCGATCATCTGCTGCGACCAGGCGTAGTCGAAGCGCCAGCGTCTCTTCGCCTCGAACTTCCACTCTCGCTCGGGCCGCGGCAGGCCGCGCACCTCCAGCGCGCGCAGGAAGACCTCCGCGCGGTCGAAGGCCCGCTTGACCTTTGGCTCGGGCGCAGGATCCGGCTCGCGCGCAATCGTCTTAGGCCGCTTCGAGAGCGCCAGCTGCCGCGCGATCTGGAGGCGGTAGCGCTCGGGGAGATCGGCGATGGTCGGCTTGCTCACAGCTTTAGCCCCCTTCGCCGCAACAGATGCGCGCGCTCCTCGTGCGTGATGTATTCGCGCCGGTAGCCGCGATTGTAAATCCTTTGTCTCACGGCGGCCTGCTGCATCCGAACCGCGGCCATAATTTCCTTGAACGGGGCGAAGCGCGCGACCATCTCGTCGATCACCTCGCTCTTCGGGTTAGCTCGTGCGCTCATCGTTTCTTAAACCTCCCGGCCTTGTCGCGGCGTTCGGCGTCCCGCTTGATCGAGCGGAAGAACGAGTCCATCCACTCGCGGTCGCGGCCGAGTCGCTCGCCCTGGCGCAAGCCCCAGAGGAAGCCCAGCGAGATGCCAGCGCAGAGCATTATCGCGCCGAGCGCGAAGATCTCCAGCGCGTTCATTCGTCCCCTCCTTTACCATCCTGAGCGGTGAGCAGCGCGTAAGCCACGACGGCGATCAGGAGCACGGTGACCCAAGCTAGGGTGCTGAGAGTCATAGCCACGTCTCCTTGTACCACGCCGGCAGATCGATCTCCTGCACGTCCTCGGGCATATTGGGCCAGCGGTTGGACTCGATGCAGCCCTTGAGCCGCGTCAGGTCGCGCAGCGTTTCCTCCTGGCCGCGTTGCAGCGCGGCGTTCGAGACCTTGTAGACCGCCACACCGAACGGCTCGCACTTCTCGACGGCGACGAAGAAGAAGTCGGTGCAGGCGATGCCGCAGTCGTACAAGAGCGGAAGGTAGAAGCCCGCTTGCCGATGGTAGCCGAGGTTGACGAAGGCTTTCTCGAAGTTGCGGAAGGCGCCGTCGTCCAAGCTCTCGACCGTCTTGAGATCAACGACGTAGGGCCGCGGGCAAAGCGCGCAGCCGTTGCCATTAAACCAGTCCGTCCGCGCCTGCACGCGCAAGGTGGCGAAGGTCTTGCGCCAGACGAGCTCCGCCTCGCCGGCGCGGAACAACTCCGAGGCCGCAGGATGCGCCATCACCGCATCTCGCATCTGATGCACCAGAGCGAAGTCCTCGCCATCGAGGATCGTCTTTCCGGCGTTGGCCTGGGCGAACTGTTCCCACGCTGCCTTGCCCTCCTTCGTGCGCCGGTCAATGCCGTCTGGCCGGCGAGCGTACAGCGTGCCGTAGGTTTGCGGCTCAAGGACCGCAGCGTGCGTCGCGCGGCCGATGGCGAACGCGGAGGAGTCCACGTCAGGCACGACACGCAGGACGTACTTGCGGTGGTAGAGCGCCGGCCGGCGGCGGAACACCTCCAGCTTGCTGTGGCTGATGGCGTCCGTCGCGTGATATACCTCGGACGGCTCGCCTCGGATCGCGGCGTTCATTCGGCACCTCCGATCTCGAGCTTGGCCTGGAGCGGATCGACGACGGACTCGCTCTCGTCCTTGAAGCGGACGCTCCAGCCGACCTTGACCGTGACGGTGGGCGCCATCGCGAGCGCGTCCCACTCGATGGTGAAGGAAGCCTTGGCCTTCGGCTCGGCCTGCGTCTCATCGTCAACGAAGGATTCTTCTGCGGCCTTACGCATCGCGTCGTAGTGGGTTTCGAGGAGCGAGCGAACTTGCTCCGCAGCAGCCGCGATAACCGCGGCCTTCTTGATTTCGTGTGTGGTTTCCATTTTGGAATGTGCTTAGAGGTTGTCGCCGAGGCCGCGCGGCGTCACGTTGACCGGCTCGGCTGGGATGTCCCTGGCCTCCTCGACGGTGCGAAGTCCCTTGAGCACGTCGCCGAAGAGATCGCGCAGCACGTAGCCGCGGGCGCGGAAACGTAGCATCCGCTTTGGGTAGTCGGTCCAAGGGCCAGCCTTGGCCCATAGCTTCGCCCGCTTGGCGTCTGCGACCGTGAAGGTCTCGACGGTGGAGGCGTCGCCGCGGGCCGCGGTCACGCGGTAGCCGTGCGCGTCGCTGCCAGCCTCTCCGATCTCCTCCTCCTTGTAAGAGGTCAGCAGGCCCGAGGCGCGAACCAGCGCGAGTGCGGCGTCGCCGTAGATAGCGGGCCGACCGTTGATCACGGCCGTATTCTGGAGCGCAGCCATCGGCGTAAGCCCGAGCTCGGCGCCAAGCTGGATCGCGACGAGGACCGACTCGGGTTTCTCCATCCCTTTAGGCGCAAAGCCCGAGGCGACGATTGCGTTGGCGAATCGGTAGGCGTCCTCCAGCGAGGCGAGCTGCACGCCCTGGGCGCCGAAAGTGACCGGCGCCTTGTTGATCTTGGCCGCGGGACTGGCCGCGAGTTGGGTATCTTCTTTGACGGTTTCGGTGTTCATTGTCTGGTCTGTGTTGTTGTTTTGCTTCTTGGTTGGGGGCGCGGCTGGGAATTCTCGGTCGCGCCCTTTAATTTTTAGAACGGCACCTCTTCGGTTAGCGTCTCGGTGACGAGCGTGACCTTGCTGCCAGCGGCGAGCGTGCCGCGGTTGCCGTGCACCAGCTGGCGCGCGGCGTTCCTCAAGCGCACGTCCTCGGCGCGAGGCGGGAACGGCTTGCCATTGTTTCCGATGCGCGGCTCCGGCTCCTGGGCGTACCACTCGACGCTCTTAGCGCCAAGAGAGCGGAGCGGCGTGCCCTTGTTCTTGCCGAAGTGCACCTCAACGCTGCCGGGGTCGGCCACGAGCTCGCTGGGCTGCGGGATGTCCTTCGGAGCACCAGCCGGAGCCGGCGCGGAAGCTGCGGACGGAGCCGCTGGCTTGTTGGCGAGCAGCGCGCGGATGGCGCGGAGCTCGGCGATGATCTGTTCTGCGTGTTGATCGGTCATTGTGTTCTGGCTTTGGGTTTACGTAGTCCGAGGATGTGGCGCATCTCCCATTCGCGGAAGGACGCGGTGACCTGCTTGTGGATCTCGCGCCACGTCACCCAGCCCTCGCCGGGAATGAATACCCAGTAGTGCGAGCGCTCCTTGTGCCCGTGCGTCCCGGTGTAGCGCGCCGCGGAGTGGCCGCCGCCGGTCAGGTTCTTGATCGGGTTGCTGCGGTTAAAGTCATTTTGCATAGCGGAGCCAGCGTACCTCCCGTGCGTAAGCAAGCGCCTGATCGCGCATCGACTGGCGCAGCAGCCGCCGATTGAGCAAGCTGTGCTGCCGCTTGGATTGATCGCGGAAGACGACCGCCTTGCCGAGCGCGTAGTGCGAGTAAGCGAGGCCCGACGCAAACAGCGCCTTGGTCGCGCGGTTCATCGGCTGGCCCTCCGTTTCTCGATCATCCTCTGTTCCTCGCGCGAGATGTAGACCGACTTGAAGCCAGCGTCCCACGCGAGCCGATAAGCCCACGAGACAGAGATGCCGGCCTCGTGCGCGAACTCCTTTGGCGTCTTGCCGGCGAGTAGTGCCTTGGCGATCATCTTGGGTATCATACGAGCGCGAGTTCAGTCTGTGACTTTGCAAGCGTGAGGTTAGCGCAGGCTTGCTCGAAGTAGCTTCTCTTGAGCTCGGATCCGACGAAGCGGCGGCCAAGCTTTAAGGACTGGTAGCCCTCCGATCCGATGCCCGTGAACGGCGAATAGACGAGGTCGCCAGGATTTGACCAAAGCGTCACGGCTCGCTCGATCACGTCCAGCTGAAGCGGGCAGATGTGCTTCTCGTCGGCGTTGTCACGCGCGCCATCGCGATTGAGAACGCGGCCTTGATCGACCGTCATCCAGACTGGCGAGGCATACTCCTGCCACATATCGACCGGGAACGAGCTCGGATCCTTGGTCACGGGTTTCGGATTCTCTCCCGGCTTGCGGAAGACGAGCAGGTAATCAGCGCAGCCAACGCGCGAATCGCAGCTGTCGGCCTTGAGCGTCTTGTAAAGCAGACCGTGCGCCTTTGTGCGCTGCATCTCGGTGACGGGTGATTTCCAGATGCAGATGCGGGAATGGAAAAGGAAGCCGTGGCGCCAGAATGCGCGAATGATTTCCCCGCTGAAGTCTTGGAACTCGATGCGACCGTGCTTCCACTTGGTCGACAAGAGGTCGACGCAATGCACGGCGACCTCGCGGCCTGGCACCATAATGCGCGCGATCTCCGCAATGAGGAACTCGAAATGCTTCGTGAAATCCTCGAGGCCGGCGCAGTTGCCCATATCCTGGAGGTCATCCGAATAGGTGAAGAGATCGGCAAACGGCGGCGAGAAGATCGAGAAGTCAATCGACTCGTCGGCAATCTCCTTCGCCACGCGAACGCAATCGCCGTGGTAGACTTTCCAGTCGTCGCCAGTCTTAAAGTCGACGGCCGTGTTCTTCTTCATTTCCTTGATGCGGTTCTCGGCAAACGCTGCCGCCGCGAGTTTCATCTTCTCTTGCATTGTCTGGTGTTGATGGATCTTCCGGTTGATGGCTTGGGTAATGGCTCCTTCGGTCTCCGCTTGCACGATGTGCGCGTTGACTGGCTTCGTCTGGCCGAAGCGATAGGATCGACGAAGCGCCTGGTAAAAGTCCTCGAACGAGTAACTGAGGCCGACGAAGGCCACGTTGCGGCAATGCTGCCAGTTGAGGCCCATACCGCAGATTGATGGCTTGCTGATGATGACGCGCGCTCGACCATTCGTGAAGGCAGCGATCTTCTGCTCCTTTGCTTTCGGAGTTTCGGATCCTCGCACCTCGAGCGCGTCGGGCATTAGCGCCTTGAGCTTGTCGGCTTCGTCGTTGGTATTGCACCAGACGATCCACGGCTCGCTCGAGTTGTTGACGAGCGATGCCACTCGCTTCGCGCGAGCCTCCGACGTGAGCCGCATCTCTTCGTGCATCGTGGTTGCCGAGAGCGTGGCGTGACGGAATAGCTCTTCGCCCGAGTGGTCCCGCTGATCGACGGCGACCATCTCCACGATCATATTGAGCGGAGGCAGGATGTAGCCCTCGTCCGAGAAGCCGATGTCGCTTGGCCGGCTGACGCACGCGGCCCAGCTGGCGAGCCATTTCCAGAACTCTCCCTCGGCGTGACCCTTCAGCCGCCAGTCGCCGGTGTTAAAGGTATCGTTGATGAAGAACGTCGCGAGCATCTGCGCCGGCGAACAGATGCCGAGGAACTCGGCGTGCTGGCCGAACTCTGTGTAGTCGTTGGGACTAGGCGTCGCCGTGCAGCAGAGACGATATGGTGTGCGGCTGAAGGCTTCGGTCAGCGCGATGCGCGTCTTGCCCGTAAACGCCTTTAGGATCGACGACTCGTCGAGCACCACGCCTGCGAACGCGGCAGGGTTAAAGTGCTCGAGCTTCTCGTAATTCGTGATCCAGATTCCTGGCCCAGCCTGCACCTCGATGCCGTCTTGAAGGACGGTTGCCGTGATGCCGAACTTCTTTCCCTCCTCCGCGGTCTGATGCGCGACCGCGAGTGGAGTCAGGATGAGCACCGGCATATTGGTGAACTGCGCGACCTGGCGCGCCCACTCGAGCTGCTGCGCGGTCTTGCCTAGCCCGCAGTCCTCAAAGAGAGCGGCGCGACCCTGGCGGATGGCCCAGCGCACGATTGACTTCTGCCAATCGAAAAGCGGAGCCTTGATCTCGAACGGCTCGAAGCCGCTTGCCTGCGCGACCTTAGTCTTCGCGTCGATGAACTCGTCGTAAGTCATCGCATCGCCCTCCGCACCTTGTCGGCGTAGCCCAGCGTCGCCGTCTTGCGGTGTCCGGTCGGGCCGCCGTTGTGGATCCGCGCTAGGGTCGCCACATCGCCCGCTTGCCAAGCAGCCGGCGCGTAACGCTTGAAGTAGGCGGTCGCGACGCGGCGCGCGTAGGCAAGGTCGGTGACCTGCTCGTAGCTTCCGGCGACGCGCGAGTCGGCGTGATACGCGCGGCTGATCTGGAGCGGTCCGAGGCTCTTGCCGTTGTCGCCGAGGATGGCGCCGTGCCGGCCCGAGGTCTCGACTTGATGCAATGCCCGCCAGAAGCTTTCCGGCGGCGCGGCGTAGCTGGCAGAAGCCAGCGCGAGGAGCGCGAGGATGCGCTTCACGACGCCACCTCCGCGCGGAAGATCGGCGCCATCGAATACTTGCCGAGCGCGTAGACATACTCGCCGCGGTCATCGCTGCGGATCTTCACGCGCTTCGTGCTGCCGTGAGCCTCGACCGTAGCGAAGGAGCCCTTGCGGTCGATAACCTTTACCGAGAAGACGCAGTCGTAATCACAAGCGCTGCGAGCTTCGAGAACCTGGCCGGATTGGATGGGAGCGGTCATTTGTCGTTGTTTTGTCTCGGGCGTGATTGCCTCCGACACCACCGACAATGCAGACCCGCGCGCCGCTGTCAACTCTTTTTCTCAAAATTCTATCCGGCGGGATCGGACAGTCAGATATCAGTACGTGTAGTAGGTCGGATTTGAGACTGTGACGGACACGCTTGCACCGCTCGGAGTGATGGTGCCCGAGCGCACGGTCTGGCCGAAAAAGACCATCGTTCCTCCGTTGGTGCTGGAATAATCGTTACCACTTAACAGCGTGTCGCCGCCTTCAAATGAGCCCTCGAACAGAAACACCAAAGCATACTTCGCCGTGCTCGTGTTGTAGTAGACCTGGCGAAAGCTGAAGGAGAACGAGGAGTTTACGCCGTCCCAGTCCAGAAGGTCGTAGGCCGCGGTGCAGATTCCATCGTTGTACGTCACGGCAGACCCGAAGTCCGCGCAGACCCGGTCTCGCGGAGGAAAGGTCGGAGCGTTGATGATGTCACCGACGCCGCCTCCGGTGCCGTTTCGCATCGCGATAAAGCTGCCAGAGCTGCTCTGCGAGTTGGCGCCATATGAGGCGTACATCGAGATGTCGGCGGAATTGAGATTCCACCAGTAATCCATCACGGCAGCCAGCGTGCTCTCCTCGATCCTCGGTTGATTGAGCGCATCGAGCTCGGCCGTCGTCTTGTCCTCGATGCAATGAGCAGTCGGCGAAAGCAGACGCGGATAGATGAACGGATCAGCCGGCATCAGTAAGGCTCAGAGGCGAGCACGAGCATCTTCTTCGGCGTGCCGTTCTGGCAGACGTCGATCTCGCGAAGCTGAATCGTGCCGCTGATTGAGGTGTAAGGGATTGTGATGACCGGCCCGCCTGCGCCGATCTCGAGGCCGGCAGAGTTCACCTTGAAGTAGTTCGTGCCGTAGTTCACCACCGCGCCGGCGCTGCCCAGCGAAGAGGTAACACTCCCGTTGCTGTAGGTGATTCCACCGCTGGCTATCTCCCAGCTTGCCGTGCCATCAGTCCAGTCGATTCCGAGCTCATCGACCGTGATCGTGCGGCTGCCGTTGTCCTCGACCACAAGCCCTCCAGGCCCGATGCCAGCGCTCACGCTAAGGTCGCCGTAACGCACGCCGAACTGATCGATCAGAACGGTCATACTGCCGCTCACGTAGTCGAAGCCGAGCTCGTCCATCCGCGAGCGATTGCTTCCGCCGTCGTTGACTTCAACGCCGCCTTGGCCGGCTTTGACCAGAATTAGCGCATCCGAAAAGTAGTAGCCAGTCGAACTGATGCGCCACGCATCGGTCGTGTCGGTCCACTTGATTTCGGTCGCGCTGAACTCTGCGGCGTCGCTGCCATCGGTGAAGCTAACTTTGGCTACGCCGTAGGTCGCGGAGAGGGTTGTCGACGCGACGTAGATAAACCCAGGCCCGACGGCGCCGGTCGCGCTGCCGTTCGTGAACGTGAAGCCGTCGAGGTCGATGTACGCCTTGTTCGTCGAGTCCTGCCAGACCAGGCCGTTCTCTCCGACCGTGATCGAGCCCAAGAGGCCATCGATGAAAAGCTCGGTGTCGCCCAGATACTGATCCGCGTTCGGCCCCGAGTAGAAGAAGCCGGTTGCGCTAATCTGCGTCGTCTCGTCAGCGTCCGCGATGCGCGCCACGGTGATGCCGTAGGTCGCGACGTTGGTGCCGTCGGTCAGATTGAGCGCGGTGGGACCGAGCGAGGCCGTCGCGCTGGCGCTTCGGATCTGGTAGCCGTCTTGATCGAGATCGAGCCGCGAGCCTCCAGTCGAGATGACGATGCCAGCGCCATCGATCCAACTGTAGCCCGAGGAATCAGAGAACGTAACGCCGGCGCCAGCCACGCGGAAGGTTGCCGCGCCGTTCGCCCAGGTGACGCCGTAATAGCCGATGCCGGTCGTGATAGAGCCCGAGGAGTAGTCGAATCCGTAGTCGTTTACGTGGTACGTGTCGGTGCCGTTCGTGTACGTGATGCCGGTGTCGTAGATCTCGAAGTCGACGGTCCCGTTGTTGAACAGGAACCCGTCGAGCGACATCGACATCGTGACGCTACCGCTGCGGATCTCGAGCCGCTGCGGATAGGCGGTCGGACTGGCCCAGGTCGAGTGCTTGACGACTGCGTTGAGCTTGCCGTCGCTGCCGACCACGTCCACAGGATCGCCAGAGGCCGTGCCAGTCGTGCTCGAGCCGCGAATGATCACGTTCGCATCCGAGGCGACGATGGTGATCCCGTTCTCGCCCTTCATCGTCTTAACGACGTCGACGAGCGCGTTGTGCTTCGCGCCAACGGCCTCAAACGCGGCCGGAATCTGCGTGAGCTTTAGGCTGCTCATAGATTAGCTCGCCGGGATGTAGCGCGTGACACGCTCGAAGATGTTGCCGTAGAAACGAGAGCGCGTCGATGACGCGCCGACGATCAGAACCTGATTCTTGACCATTGCAGCGTACTGATCTCCAGTTGGCTTTGTAGCGGTGTTTAGCCTATTGAATTGAAGTGCTGCACCAGTTGAATCAATTGGCTGAAACTCTGAAATAATTGGCAATTTACTATCGATTGCAGTCACGCTGGTAAGTGCGTAATCGTGCACCAATTGACTCGTTATGAGCAGCGATTGCTCAGTAGATCGATAAGGAACCTCGGTTGTCATATTGCCGGCGACGGAACCAAAGCTCCCGGTGCCAGGGAAAATCGCAGGCACTAGCACGTTCGTTCCACTCGTTCCGCCAGCGGCCTTCGTGTATTGCCCGACGTAATAGCTGACCGAGTCTCGAACGAAGCTCACCGAGACGAAGACCGAGTCGCCTGCGCTGAAGCTCATCCCCGACGAGATCGTGTAATACGTGCCGGATTCCGAGATCGATGTTATGGCGAAATCCGAACCTGGAGAAACTGTGTTAAGATAGGCCGGGAACGTGTAGGCGAACTCCTCGCCATCGCTCCAGGAGTTTGGCACCTTCGCGTAAACACGCTCCCATTGCAGCATCCCGCCAGACTGGTCCGCGAAGTTTTCCTCGCCGACAAGGTAGTAAGTCGCGCCGGTGGGCACGCCATAGGAGCCGGCCGCCGTGTAAGCCGTGTTTAGTGGCAGCGGCGAGTAGCTCGCGGCTAGCTGCATAAACGGCTGGCGAAATAGCACCTTGTCGTTCTGCGCCGGAATGACGACGTCCCAGACCGGAAGCCCGACCGTGACCGCGGAAGTGAACGCTGGCTGCGAGCTCGACTTGTAGTAGGTGACGCTCATTGAATTGACGTGCCTTTCAAGCTTTCATCAATGTTGGATAAGTGCTCGTTGGCCTTCTCAAGTTGCTCGGTCGCTCCTCCGAGCGGATCCTTCTCGCTCGATGTCAGCGGCTCAAGCTGTTGCCGCAATCCAAGGGCACGCGAGGTTGAGGCTTCAGCCTCGGCGGTGAAGCCGCCTGCTCGCTGTCGCCGCGCCTGCCCCTCAAGCCGCTGGATTTCCCGAGCGCGCGCCTTCGTGGTCTGACTGGTGCCAGGAACGCCAGCGGCCAATTCAGCAACGGTCAGTCCTGAGCGGTCGCGCAGTTGTTCACTAACCGCCTTCTCCGATTCGTTTACATCAGCCTTCGCCTTGGCGCGCTTCTTCTCGTTCGTCTGGAACTCCTCGTTCCGCCTCTTCGCGTCGTCAGTGATCGCCTCGTTGACCCGCTGGATTTCCTTGTCGAGATCAAGGATGCGCCGCTTGATCGCCAATTCCTCGTCGCCTGATAGCGCGATGTCGTCGACCAGCTTCATCTCCTCGCTGATCTTTGCCTTGTTCAGCTCCCGCAGCTGCTGCTGATTGGTCAGCTGACTGCGCTGAAACGTGTCCTGATCTTGAGCGAGCTTCGCCATTCCCTCCTGATAAGTGGTGTTCTCATCGTCGAGCTTTTGCATCCGGCCCTCCTCGGCCGTCTGAATACGCCGCTGGATTGACTCGCTCTGCTGCTGGATCTTGGCCCGCTCAAGTGCTATCTCTCGACTGCGCTTCTCTTGCTCGGGCGTCGTCCCAGTCGGACTCATCAAAGTAATTCCGGTCAACGGAATTGACTTAGGCTCGAGCTTGGCGGCTCCCTCGCGGATTCGCTTCTCCTCATTCGCCAAGCGCAAATCCCTCT